TTGTCAGCCAACTGAAACTGGTCGGCACGAAAGTTAAGCCCCCCAGTAAAATCTTTCAGTTCACGAACACGAATCCTCTTAACCATTATCTGCTAAATCCTTACCCATGTTTAGCATCCAACCCTTGAAGGTTGGACGACCAGAAGTTTGCCCTTGAGACAAACGCAAATGTGCATGACTGGCAGGTTTCATAATATTTTCTTTAGCCAAGACAACACCCTCATCAAAAGCACGTTTATATTCTTGCGCCATAACCGTATCTTCAAGACGTTGATACACACGACTGCAAGCGTAATACACCAAAGGAAAATGCAAAGACGGACTAGCATCAACAGCACCACCGCTGGTAACCCAATCAATCGGCTCACGATAAGCCCGCACCTTAAGGGTGCGAACATCGTTCGGTTTAGGAAACAAATGAATTTTGCCTTCCCAAATAGAATAAAACAACGGGTCACTGGAAGTATCATACGAACCGATATACGTATTTTCCGCCATATCATGCCCGACCATTTCTAACCGCAAACCCGTACCCGTAGGGTCAACAATAGAAATAATTTGACCGATAGGGTCGGCGGTAAAAGCACTAATAGTATACTCACGCTGCTCGGCAACAGTATTGAAAGTAAACGACTTCTCTAAAAAAGACCAACGTTTTTCCATGTCCAATATACGGTAATATCCGTCACGGACATAAACATTCAACAACGAATCGGGCAGGTCCTCGGTATCTAGGTCTGTGATGTCACGGACGGTTTGACGCAACTGCGTTGCTGTCATTGTTGCATAAGCCATTGTTATTCTCCAGATTCAATTTGTTCAGCCAATTCAGCCAAATTCACAGCCTGACGGTAATGCCCGACACACAACTCTTGTCCCTTCATGCGGTTAGCGCCACAAGTGTCGTCATTTCCCATACATTTGTTGCCTCGACCCAAATATTCGCCGCTGGCAGCCGCCAACGGCGCATCGGCAACGGCGGAAAGCCTGTAATGGTCTACTGGTTTGCCATATAATGCGTATGTTGGGATTGAGTTGCTCATCATAATATGGGTATCCGTTCCTTAAGGTAATGCCGATAATACTTTTTCCAATACTTTGCGACCATATTTGTTGCCCACACTGGCTTTGCGGGTTAAAGCGCCAACAGGTTTAGTTATACCTTTACCAAGGAACCCCAAACCTTTCATTGCTGTAGCACCACCTCTTTGTGTATATAGCCAAGCATTAAAAATATCACCCTTGGTTCCTTTGCCAGTTAAAATGTTTTCCAACTCATTTAACGGCAATAAAGACTCACCTACAAAAGATGCCCCCTGACCATATCTATCGTCCGCCCGTATAATCCCAGGTCTTTGTTTATTAACCCTCAAAATATCAGCCATTTGTGCATCAAAATTTTCTTTGCCAAAACGCACAACACCAGACCAATTTACCACATCGTTAAACGGTCCAAAACCAGGTTTTGTTTCAATAATAGATTTGGTACGTTGTTCGTACTCAAACCCTTTAGGGTCGGCAGCCATTTTGGCTAAATCCAACGCAGAATTAATTTTACGCTTATAGCGTTGATTACGTGGCGTAACCATTACTTCTTCTTCGGTACTTTAGCACCTTTTGCTTGTTTTGCTTTATATGCAGCGAACTCTTCACGTGTCATACCAAAAGCATTACGGTCAACTAATTTTACTGGCGGTTTATCACTAAAACCTTCACCAGATTTGTTTAATATCTTTTTTGCTTCAGCAACATCAGCAGATGTTGTCAATCTAACATCTTTAAGTTCTTTGGCGGTATATTTTTTGCTCGAAGGACTAAATAATGGTTTTCGTGGTCCCGCCTCCGCCGCTTTCTTAGCATTTTCCTCTTGCTGTTTAGCAAGTTTACGTTCAGAAGCAGCCGCAGACAAACGTTTCTCCCTAGCCTTAGCCGACTCAGGACCTCTAGGTCTTGAACCAGTCGGTGTACCCGTACCCCTATTACGTTTTGCGTCGGCACGTTTGCGGTCCAAAGCCTCAAGCCGCTCGTTCAATTCTTTATCCTGGCGAATCTGATAATCCCTACGAGAATCTTTAGGTTCGACACCTTTGCGTACTTTGGCTTTTTTGGCACGGAAAGCCATTCTACCAGCCTCGGTATCCAACTCCTGCGGAGTCATCTTGCCCAAATTTTTTATTCTAGTATTAACACTTCTGGATAGTTTGTCTAGGTTTCTGTCAGCAAAAGATTTAATTTCTGCTTTAACATTACCACGAAGGGTTCCAACCTGTGTACGTGTAAGTTTACGACCATCTTTTTGGTATAGTCGGATAAGTTCAAGGGTTTGTTTATCAACTTCTTTATCCAACATACCGCCCTCATTGCGCAACAAACGAGTTTTGAAATCAACGGAGTTCATTTTTTTGGTCAAAGCATTACTGATAAGTGGGTAACCCGCTTGACGCATCTCCGATGCGGTCATTCTTGCTTCAACTTTGCCTTTTTCCGCAACAAGGAATCGTTCTCTGTTTGCTTTTTTACGTGCTGTTCTTTGTTCAACAGTTTCGTCAGCACGTGCAGCACGGCGTTCGGCATCAGCCCTCTGATTAGCCAAACGGCGTTCTTCTTTGGTCATCGGTTTGGAAGCCGACTTGCTTGGTTTTGGGGTAACCGTTTTTGCTGTTTTGCTGGTAACTTTAGGTTTACCTTTTCCTAAAGCCTTTTTAACTGCCCCAGCAGCGCTGCTGGCAAGTTTGCCAGCATCATCCGCAACACCTTTACCAGCAGAAACAACAGCGGGACGGCTTTCTTTGAGTTGTTTTAATACCGCTTTAACGATATCGTCAATGGGAACACCACCTCTAGCCATTATTTTGCGTCTTTCTTTTTGTTTCGGTTACGACCACGTGACGTTCCTTTGCGAGCGTCAACAATATTGCCACCATATTTTTCTTCCAACGTCTTAGCCCAATTAGCCCTATTGGTGGCTTTGCGTTGTTCACGTTCAATGGCTTTTGCTTGGTTGTATGCTTCACGTTCTTTAGCCCAATTCGCACGATTCATTTCACGGCGGGCTTCACGTTCCATTTTATCAGCCGAACCCGATTTTCGACCTTTAGGTTTTGGACCCTTAGGTGCAGGTGTTACAGCGCCAGCAGCAGGCGGATTCTTACCACGACCACTTTTCGGTGGATTCGTAGGTGCTTTAGGTGCTTTGGGGGTCCTGGGTTTTTTAGGTTTCGGAACTTTGCCCGTTGCTTCCGACAACGCTTTAGAAATATTATCCAGCATGTTGCCGCCAACCTTGGCAGCATCATCAACAACCCCAGATTTCCCCAAGTTGCGCAATACCTCGGCAACAATTTTATCTATGTCAATACCCTTGGGCATATAACTCCTGTAAAACAAATATGGTAGGGGGCTTTTTTCCCCCTACCATATTGCGGGTTGTTCCCAACCCCAACTTGACCGCTATTAGGCGGTTTTGGCTGTGAGTTTGCCTTGCTTCTTTGCGTTGCGGCAAGTAAGGTTGCCGTAGCACATAATCAAAGCGTAACGTGCATCCAAGTTTTCTGGGCGCACGAACTCTGTTTGCTGGAACCATTTACCTGAGTGACCAACAAGCGTGAGATACTTGCTGTTAATGAAGAACATTACACCAGCGGTGCAACTTGCGTCAAACACTACAGGTGCAGCCTTGAACAGAAGGTTCTGAAAACCAGCATCTGCTGTCTTGGCATCTGTGTAGCGCAACTGTGGTTGCAACAAAGCCTCATACTTCTCAAACAGTGTTTGAGTAGTCAACACTAGGTCTGGGTGGTCGTTACCAACCGACACCGTGTTGTATGCCGTAGCCATCTGGGCGATGGTCAAAGCACCTGCGGTGTTTTCTTCGTATGAACGCCAGTACTCGTTACCTTCAGTTGCACGGTTGATGTTGCCGACAGTTCCCGAAGCCTCAATAATGTTGCCGAGACCGTTCCAGTCCTTGCCGCTGTTGCCAGTGCCGTCTGCGTAGAACATGTCGTTGAAACCTTCACGCATTGACTCTTCAGCCTGCATGATTTTGGCTTCCAACAAGTTGATGATTTCTTGTTCACCGTTGTTCTTCGCTTCCTCAATACCGCTGATTGCGATTGAAGCAGCGTACTGCTTCCAGTCGTATTCGGCAGCAGTGATGCCTGTTTGTGCCGTCAACGAAATGCTGTCGTAACCTGAGTACGAAGCCACCGTTGAGTTTTGTCCGTAAATAAGCGGTTCGACAATTTTCGTGCCACCGTTAAGCATACGGATGCGACCCTTTGACATAAGGTGGTTCGTCAGAACTCGGTCTGTGAACACGTTATCTGTCAATTGGTCACGATAATTTGCGAGCGTTGTTGAAAGCAACGCATCGAAGTTTACGTTAGACATTATAATCCTTTATAATAGTTGTTAAATGGTTAATTTGCACCCATTTGACGTTTGGCGGCAGCCCAAGCCTCGGACACTGATTTGATTGGGGCAGTCTTTTCTGTCGTAGTAGAACTTGTAGCCGAGGAACCCCCCGAAACCACACTGGCAGCCCGTTTCGCTTCAAGCACACCATTATCGGCTTGCTTCAAACGTTCCTTCGCTGCTGCTTCTAGTTTAGACTGTGCCACAATTTTATCAAAAGCCAATTGCTTGTACACGCCTTCCAAATCGGTTGTGTTCATACGCAAAGCGTTTGACACAACTTCTTTTACATCAAAATCACTATACTTGGTTTGCAAACCAGCAATTTCTTTTTCAATCTGCTGCTGATTCTGAAATTCCTCGAAAGATGCTACACGTTTATCAAGTTCACGAATCTTACGTTCCTCTGGGGTCAAAGATTCTTCCTCTACTGGGTCAACCTGTGGAGTGTTTTGTACACCATAATGCTGAGACAGTAAACTGAGTGTCGCTGCTGGGTTATTCTCTAAAGCGGCTTGAAGTGTTGAAGCAAATTCTATTTTTTCACGTTGCTGAGACAATTCTTGCGTTTTCCGAGTATAATCGGCTTGACGTTGATAACCTGCGATAGCCTCACTAAGAGGGACTTGCAATTCCTCTCCATCCAACTTAACTGGAACTCTATAATTAGAGTATTCCTGTACGTTCAATGTAGGTGTATCGGGTGTTTCTGTGATTACACTATCAGGTGTGGGTGACCCTTCAACTGGTTCCGCTGACTGTGCCGCGATTTCATCGCTCATATTTCTCCTAGAATCCGTAATGGTTGTTCTAATACTAGAATGGGCGTTCCCTAACGGGGGGTATGGTGGATACCCCCCGCTGGTTTAGATGCGTTAAAACGCATCCTGAAGCGTCTGGTGACCTATTGCGGCGGTACTGCCTGCGACAGTTGCTGGGCAGCCAACATTGCCTCAACCTCGGGGCTGGCTGGTGGCGCACCCGCACCACCAGCATCACCCGCAGGTATACCTTGTTGTTGTGGTGCAGCGTTAATAAACTCGTCGGGGTTTTTGACACCAAAACCCATTTGCAACACATAGGCGGCAAGTTTGCCCATGTCAACGATACCCGCACCAGCAAACGGTGCAAGGGCATCAACCATCTGCAATGCCATTTGACGGCGGAACGATTCGTTGGCTGGCTGCGTTGAACCTGCGGCAACCTCAAAATCAAAATTGCCTTGCAAATAGTCACGGTCAAAATTAACCCAGACAGGTTCGCCGTCTTTGCCCATAACACGTGCCACCTGTTCGCCAATCATGTATTGTTGCGCCAATTGTACCATACGGCGACCAATTTCGGCAATACCCTGCTCAACAGTAGCCAACTTGTCCGAAGTTCTGGCATTAGCGGCATCTTGCATCAACGATGTTTCGGTTGCCGTGCGGCGAATCTCCGATACGCCGCCACGCTGGAACTCTGTAACACCAGAAATACGGTCAATATCACCAACAATTAAATTGGTTTGATTATAAAACTCTGGCGGGTTGATAACCGCTGGAAAAGCGGAGACAACGCTAGCCAAACTTTCATCCGAAATAACGGGAACCATAACATTGTCTTGGTCGGATTCTAAAGCGGTGCGTCCCAACTGGTCAAACGCATTTTCTTTATACAAATATTTGCGAGCAAACTTTTTGCGATGATTCATCATCTGTGAACGTGTTTCGTTCAACTCTTTTTGCAACGGCTCAATAGATTCCAAATCACCCATCGGATAAAAATGGTCAGGAATGTCATAGTTGCGTAACATGACAAATGGTTGCCCAAACGAGTACGGCATTTTGATGGGTTTAACTAAGAAATTTTCGCCTTGTTCCGAAAAAATGCTCATCGTATTGCCCGCTATGTCATAATATTCCCAAATTTCCGCATACCCAACATTTTTGTCGTAAATTTTTTTGCGTGACGGGTCATCGGCGTAACGGCTAACAGCCATAACTTTAACCTGCTCACGGGCGGTTTTGTTGTAACGTTTATCCTGTTTGACATCGTTGATAGGTCGGCGGATACGTTGCGCAATCCAACGAATATCGTGCATGCTAGTCGCATCTGGGTCAACAAAAACATCATTTGGTGAAACCCGTTCAGCGAACGGGCTATCTTCCAAAATAACACTAATCGGTGTAGACTCTCCGCCTTCAACGGCATCGGAAACTTCCGTATCAC